TTAGATAAAGCCTTTCATTAATTCAGTTAGTGAGTCTCTATCCCTTCGTTGAGTGAAGTTTTTGACTGCGTTCGACTTTGCCTGCTTGTCTTTGCTAACAGACCTCTTTGCCGCAGTTGGCTTGGTTGGCTGTGCCGGTGCTTTAACTACTGACTTCTTCTGGCTTCTTGAACTTTGTAGTTCTTCGTATGCCATCAAACCCAATTGATAAATCGTAACATCAGCTTTCCACTCGGCATGACTTTTAATCTCTGGACGATTGCGAACTATTTCCATAGCTTGCTGATACATCGGATGAGATCGATCTTTCCAGTAAGGAAAAGCTGTCTCCACTACGCTTGAGTTTTCACGCTCCCGCAGCAAATAATCCTTCCTTCTTGGTAAGTCCCTTAAAGCCTTCCTTGCTTTCCGCTTAATGGCCAAAACGTCTTCTTCGGAATAATCCTTGTCGCCTTGAACAGTCCCGTTAGGGTTGTCCTCGGCCCAATCATATACCTCTTGAGCTTCTGTGAGTTTTGACTCCACATCCTTAACTGTTACAACGTCCGAATAAGGAACATTGCTGTTAACGACAGCAGGAGACTCATCCCCCTTCTGCTCAAGCTGCGCCCGTAGGTCTGCCACTTGATCCTCAAGAGAAGAGACTTTACCCTCTGCCTCCTTGCGGATTGCTGTTAGCTTTCCAATGCGCTTCAGAAGACCGTCCTGCCCCTTGCCGGACTCGTCATCTTCTTCACTCTGAGAAAGAACTTCTGACTCGGTTTCGGAATCTGTTTTCTCCTCGCCACTCGGCTTGGCAGATTCGTCTACTTCTTCAGTACCCTCTTCAGCTTCATCTTCGGCGGGGTGCGTAGGCTCGGGTTCACTCGCCTCTTGCTCCGACTCAAAGAGCGCGTCTGGCTCTAAAATCCGGTCAAGTCCCGCTTGGTCTAAAAGACCTCCTATATTCTGCTTCAGCCCTTCCGTTGCTTCCTGCGACTCGGGCAGCGAGTCGCCAGTATTCTGTCCTTCAGCCATGCGTTAAGGTGCAAGATTCCTCGCCAGCGTTTTGGTATAGGCAAAACACAGAAAACCCCCACCGCTATACGCCGAGGGGGCTCCTTTTCCTAACAGGTGTGTTATATAAAACCTGTTATACTATGTTGTAATATAATCTACCTGTTTATTTTCGCTTCCTTTACGGCATCGTCGATGACTTCCTTGATCGTTATCAGCGCATCGATGCGGCCACAGGCGTGAGCCCTGTCATGGCTTTCTATGCCTGTTCCAGATATAAAGGCTATCTCTCCGGTTATAGAGTCTTGTATTAACAAATCCACTCCCTTGAGCGTGTCATCCCCGTTTCCCGAGGCCAGTAGTGTCTTCAGTTTGCTGTTGTCTATACTCATTTACTGCATTGGCTTTACGCCTATTTTCCCTACCATAGAGTTTTGCTGCTGCTGTATCTGGAATTGCAGAGACTGCGTGTAGTTCTCCAGCAGAGCCTTGAATTGCTCGTCTTCCTGCATCTGTCCCTGCGCTTTCGGGTTGGACTCAATTAGCTGCTGAACGTATTGCAGCTTGCTCTGTGCAGCGGGGTCTTTCTCTTGGTAGTTGCCCTCAAACCCTTGCATCATGCTGGAAAGCTCTGCCTTCATTTCGTTAAACATCTTCTGTGAAGCCGAACCTTGATCGATGAGTATCTCGTCTGCCATCTCCGGAGCCAAGCTGCTCACCATTTTTTTGATGAGTGTGTTTCTCTCAATCGATCCACCAGCGTCAAGTGGCAGCAGTTGCTGCGCTATAACCTCCAGCTTCTTCAGGACGTAATCGTCGTTCATGTCCCGTGCGTCAAACTTCATAATGAAGTCCGGCAGCGTGTTTAGGTCGCTGACTTGAAGGGGAACCCCCGTGACCCGCTGCATATCCTCGGGGGATAAGTATTGCAGCGTGAGAGCAAGCATCTGCTGGTAGACTTCTGTCCATGCAGCCAACCAGTTGTTGACGAGTGCCTGCTGCTTCATCGTTGTTGTCAACGGGGGTATATTCGCGTGGGGTAGCCCGTAATACTCCGCAACATCATGCAGTATCATGTCTATGCATTGCATCGATGTTGCAGGGACTCCAGCCGTGAGTTGTAGCGGTGAGTAGTCGCCAACCTTCGACACGGGAACCATTATTGCAGGGCCAAGGTTGTTGACCATGCCGAGCCTGCGGTTGTACTGAATCGGCGGGATAGTCTCCAAGCTAGTCCGGTCAATTATACTGTCTCGCTGCGCCTTTAGCTCGGCCTGTTGACAGGCACTAACCTCCGCAACCCCTCGACTCTCCGTTATAGCCCTTCGGCTCGGCCTCTCCCTCCTGTACTCAATAAATGGGTACTGGCCGTGGGCGTAGTCAACAAGCTCATGCTTGGCGTATAGAGGCTCCTCGCTGTCGTTCCTTGTGGTGTAGGGACTGAACACCGTGCAGTAAATGCCTGCCACATCGTCCTCGTTAAGCTGCCGTGTGTAGGCGTAAACAACTTCAATGAGGTTACGGGTGTCATCCGGTAACGTGCCGAGAGTGTTCACGTTTAGACTAATGCCGTTTGGATCAGTTGTCTTGCCTGCCGTCTCGACAGCCTGCTCAACAAACTCCTCGTCCCATCCCTCGTCGCTAATCTTGCTGCGAAGTTCCACCTCCGTCATCAGCACCCTGCGATATATAACCCGAGCCTTCTGAAGCTCCACGGTTTCAGTTGGGAACACTATGTCCTCGTAAGGCTTGAGGGCGACACATACTGGCTGGTTCCTGTTAACCTCCGGCATGGGGATTTCCGTTTCACCCGTCTCCCGTAGCTCTTTAACCATCCTCAAGGCTCGCCTCTTGCGGACGTTTGGAACCAAACCTATAAACAACTCGGCAACTTGGTTGGCCGCTTCCGGATTCTGGATCATCTCTATAATGTCCTCCGTTAATCCGATCTCCTCACCGCCCTGCTGTGCCATTGCCTGCAACGCTTGCAGGGTTATCTTTTGGGGCTTTAGAATCTGGCTCTGCTCCCAGCCTACAAACATAACGCTGTAGCCGTAAGTCAGCCCGTACTCGCCAAACAGTTCAGCCTCCCGCTGAAGCTCGTTGTATAGCCGCGAGCCGACCAGCCATCGAAACAGCGTGTTGAGTGCTGATGCCGATTCTGTGTCGCCCGTCTCCACGGGGTTGATTCGCACTTGAGCCCGTCTAAAGGCTACCATCAGTAAGTCCAGTAAGTTGCGAACAACAGAGTCAACAAGCCTCACCCTTGTGTCAGCCGCGCCCTCCCACGGGAAGGCTTGGGCCTCGTCGGTTGCGTGTTTTTTAAAGTCGCTGGTCTGTGAATCCCAGAGGGTTAACCGCTGCTTGTCGCAGTAGTCCAGCCGCTCGGACGTAAACCCTTCCCCAACCGCTCGACGGTACTCGTCATGCAGTTCCAATATATCGGGCTTCTCAGAAGCCTCTGCCAGTTTATCTTTCATTCAAGTCAAATACCCTAATTAAATCTTCCCTATAAATTTTTCGCTTGCCCCCATCCGTTGTATACGTCTTGAGGGCTCCTGCATTCGCTAATTTCTGCAAATAGCTGATGCTTAATCCCAAAGAAGTTGCAGCCTCTTTGAATCCCATAAATACACATTCATCCTTTAGTATAGTATTCATTAATAACCCCCACCAACACCGTGTGCTTTCCAAGTTTGCCCGTCAACGTATATCGGGTCATATGTCAAAAGATACCTCAAGCAATCGACAAAATCTTTCCACTTGTTTTTGTCACCGCCAGCGGCAGTCACCTCCTTCATGCAGTCGATTAGGTTCCCGCACTTCTCACTTATAAAAAGCGATGGTTGGTTGCATACGCTCAACGGCTCGTCGATGTTATAGTTTAATTTCTCGTTTATTAGGCTCAACCCCTGCTCAACAGGGAGCCCTGCGGCCTTGTAGAAGTCCAAGCCTATTTCCTCCAGTAAGTCTATTAAAGTCTCTCCCCCCTCGGCTGTTGCAGCCGTACTCCCTCCGGCTCGGGGGTCTATCAGCCTAACCTCTATAGTCTCGGCCCCCTCCAATTCCTCAATGATTTCCTTGTACTCCATCAGCCCCCTGCCTTCCGGCTTCGCCGCCTGCCCTATGGCTCCCTCCGGCTTTTGGGCGGGTATAGCCCATTCCCCATACGTCTCAAGGTCTGGCCACTCACGATAAACATACATATTCCCATCACAATCAACCCGTAACCAAAGCATAGACCAATTGCGACTCCCAGCGGGATCGACGCACATATAGTTCGTGCCATCTTCCGGAATCCTGTCCGGCTTGATGATGTGTGTTTTTCCAAACTTAGGGAAAAAGTTTCCCGCCGATTTATCTGTGTAGCCGTAGGCTCGGATTTTGATTTGTGTGGACGTTTCACCGGATAACGTCCGTTCCATTTGGTCATACGGGTTGTAGGGGTTAAATTCTGTGAAGAAGAACATACAAGCCTTCTTCTGGTCGATGCATTCCATGATGTATGGCATCTCCCCCCTCTTGGCCCCAGCTACTGTCGGCTGGTTCTCCAGCAATGGTGCAGGGCGCGTCTCTCTGATTTCTGCACCGTTAACGAATGTGCCGAATACTGGAGTATAGCCCGTTATAGGGGTTGCCGTTACGAGCATCTTGCCCTTACGGGTTACAAGCCGATAGGCAGCGGTAGAATACCATGTATGTGGAACCAGTTCATCGAACCATATAGCGTCCGCTTCAAACCCTTCTAGCACATCGAGGGGCTGCTGGTATGCGTTGAACCAACATTGCGATCCATTGGGGAAAACGAAAGTCCCGTCAGAGAAACCGTTTTTCTGCGTGTACTTTACGTTCTGAACTTGCCCCCGCTTCATCTTCTTAAATTCTTTGGGGAGCATCTCGTAAACGGCAGGCTGCTGATCCCGTATGCTGCTCTGGTGCGTCATGCTAAAACAGGCGACACGCGCCCCAGCGACACTCGCCAGTAGCTGCACCACATACCATGAGGCGAACGCCGTTTTACCGCTCCGGTTTCCTCCCGAGATCAATAGCTGATCATGCCCGTCAATGAGCTTCTTTGCGTCCTTCCAATGGGGCAAGACTTGCCTGTGATTGAACGGATCATCCCTCTCGGCCTGTATAAGCTCCTCACGATCCATGAGGAGAGACACGGTTGCCTCCCGCCCGTGTTCCTTTTCGTAGCCGAGAATCTCAGCCTCGGACGGCCTGTAGATTGTGGGATGATCCGTTAGCTCAATCACAACTCAAGGCAATGAGCCCCCTCCATGTCTATGAATCCGTTAGCCCTCCGTATGGGGGTAGGGTCGTTCACCGTGCGAGTGGTGATAGTCCTTTCGGTTTTCCATTTTTCCACCCTTTTCCAAAGCAGTTTTTTGCTGTTAACCAAATGCAGAAAACCAATAAATGGAACGGATAAATAACTGGCCGCTCTCCGGCATCTCTCCAGTTTGGCAGCCGTTACCAGCCACTCACCGTTGTAGTCCAAAAAGAACCCGTCAATATCCACATCGTAGCGGCACTTAACCTCCACCACAGCCCGTAGCTCCTTCTCTTTCACAAGCACCCCGTCAGCGTATGCCGCCGAGCCCTTTGGAGTCTCAACGTAGTCCATGCAGAACCTGTCGGAGAAGGCGGCCATCGCCCGTCTCTCATCCCCGAGTGACTTCTGGCCCCGAGGCGTGAGAACGTCAAGCGCAGGCATTATTTCTTCTTTTCAGCCACCTTTTTAACCTCACCCAGCTTCACTTCAACCTCCTTGCCCTTGGCAGCGAGGATTAGCGATGGAAACGGTATGTCCACCGCGAAGTAGGGCAGCTTAATGTTAACACCTTCAGCGGACAGCTTGGCATCCGGTAACACACCAGCCGCCGCGCCCAGACAAACCGAGGGTATACGGCATTTAAAGGTTTGACCGAATATAGTAACCCTCGGGACAGGCTTGAGGCTCGCCCCTATGGTTTCCGCACTTGCAGTCGTTGCGAACAACACCGCACCAATAGTTAATATTAATCTCTTCATAACTACTTCCAAATTTTATTGTGAACCATGAAGCCAATGATTCCGTAGTTGGCCAAGTCCATCCAACTGTCGCTCACAGACTCATGGTTCACACCACTCTTGCCCAACAGGTTCTTGAGCCTGCAAATCTTGTCCTGACTCCGGACTATAACCCCTTGCTCACCGCTTATAATTATATTGGCAGAGCCATAGTCCTCCTGCTTCTGATCCAGCAGCCTCACAAACTGCACGGCCAGTTTCATTGCCTCCCGCCCCATGTCGGTCTTCAAACCAAGGGCAGCCACTACCTCGGCCACATCAGTAGCCGCCTCGTCACGCTTCTTCATCGTATTCTTCATCGTATTCTTCATCGTTTTCTACAAAGTATTCTACACCCAAGTGGTAAACCAACTCCCTCGCCAAACCCTTCAGCACCACTCCCCATATAGCATCCTGTGGCAAGTCATACTCCTCGTAAGCCCTATGTATTAATGACATGACCTCGTTCTCAAGCATCGAGCATTGCTGCTCTAGCGGATTTTTCTCTTCTCCCATCGCCGCCACTCCGCTGTCAGTTGATAAATCTCCCCGTCCTTTGTAACCTCTATGTCCTGCCCCACAGACCATAGCCTATTGTTACGCACCTTAACCCTGTACTCCGTACCCCCACCCTTGCAAACGAGCAGCCCCAGATTTCTGGGCCTCAAGGCTACCCGCACCTTCTCCGGCCCTGTCGGCTCCGAGAAGTGTTTGCGAGCCAACTCAACCCCCTCCTCAGTCACCATGTAGCCCACATTCGGCCCCACTTTGCGCTCCTGTATGTGAGGGGCAATGTCCGGCACAGCCCGTAGCTCATCCTCCGTAACGCTTAACGCTTTCACCACTTGAGTCACCCATGTCCTCTTCATCGAAAAACTCTTTGTTGATCCACTCATCTATAAGCTTGTTCGCAAAATTAATGTCTATGGATTTGTGACTCTTGGCCCGTACAGCAATGCCCTCCGAAGTCTCAAAGGCCACAGCGTGAATGCCGACCCCCGCAGGGTTGATGTACCTAAATACATACCAGCCGTCACCTCCTTCGTCTCCCGCCATCTCCTCCTGCAATCCGATCATCTAGCTTGTTCAAAACCTCCTGTGGAGCCCAATCATCCAAGCCTGCTAAACCTAAATAAAGCTTCGCCCCGTTTCCGGCAAAAAACTCCGCAACCTCACTCTTGAGGACGGCCCCCAACATCGCTTTCCCATCCTTTTTAAACTTAATGTTGCCCTTCTCATGCCCCATGTAATAGTCCTTAACCGCCATCTCCAGAACGCTCAGAGCCAAGTCCCTCGCCCCCTCCTCATTCGTAATCTCCATTTCCTAAAGCAAGTGGCTTGGTGTTCACAATGAGGTACAATGCAACCTCGTCCGGAACTCTCTTCCGACTCTATTCCAAGCCTGCTCAACCATTGTTCCCCCAAGAGGTACACCGTGACCAATGCGGTTGAGCTAAATTGTTCCCCGCACACCGCAATGACGGGACGGGGTTTAACGGGAGGTTGCAGCCCAGCATCCTAAACAACGTAATATTGTCTGCCTTTCCAACAGACGGGTTTATGTTATAAGTATGCACCCGTTAAATCTTAGACCAATGGGGTTTGTGTCTCTTTTTCATAAAAAAATCTATAGGCTCTGACCCGTCCCAATTTCCCCGCTCACCAGATCGTGACCCCCCCCGCCCCCTCTGCGGTACACGCCTAACACGCTGATTCCTAGTGGGTTGGATATATACCTGTACTGCCTTTTTCGCACAATAGCTATTATATTTACTTCAGCCACTATTCGCCTTTATCACTCTTGATATCAATGACTTGGGTGTCCTTGTTCGCCTTCTTCATCTCGTCGAGCTTGGCTCCGAGGCCAGAATGCGTAAGCCCCTTATGGTGAACGACATGGCTCACGTTCTCTCCATCGAGTGCAGCCTTCTTGTCGACGGCGATAGCTATGCTGACGGGTATCTGACTCAAGGCCAACTTATCAGCCTCACTCACCAGCCTATCGCTCAGTACATCAATGGCCTCGCCTAACTTGGTGCTTACTCTTTTCTTCCACTTGCCTAATTCCTCTGCATTCTCCGCACAGATTCTGGCTATGGTATTGGTTGCGGCTCCCGTCTCGGCGGTGATCTGATTATAAGATTTGCCGAGCTTCCTCATTTCAAGGATGCGCTCGTACTTGACGGGGTCGTAACGCTTGTAGCTCGTTCTATCGTAGTCTACCCCTGCTTTGGTGTTACGCGCCACAAACGGTGTTATACCTGTTAAGCTCCATTAAACCATCTAAAGAAACCCACGGGCTGTCCATGAGTTAATCACAAGGTCACCCTGTCTTGTGGCTATAGCTCTTGCTTATAGCTTTCAGTTCGTTGTGTATGCGTTCGGCAGCGTGACCGTGTACATTCTGCTGTGTTGCGAACCTCTTGAGCCCCTCGATAGCGCAGCGCACCTCTGAAACGTGAGCCCTTCGTGATCGAGTCTCTGTAAGCACCTCACGGCCATAGGCGAGCCAGTAGTGAATGCTACCGAAGTGAGGCGGGTCGTAGTAGGCTTTGAAGTGGAGCTTGTTCTTCTTGCCCCAAGTCCCTGCGGGGTTAACTCCTATGCCGAGTCGAGCGGATGCCTCCTTGTTTGCCTCCTCGTCCACCACTAGTGACCGAGCCTCGTCCCTGTTCTCGCGTAATGCCTCCTCTAAGGCATTTGTATCATCCGCTGGTCTGTCCATGTACCTCAACTACCTAAAGCTCCTTAGAATCAATCCTTGAGCCTCCCTTGCGTATGTATAGCTTTATAGGTGAGGGGTTCCTTCCCTCTTCATGTCTCATCCAAACAGGAGCCCGAGTATTGTGCCTGCTAAAAATAAAACCCACAGGCCGTGTACAATTCTAATTGCTAATGGTGTTTCGTAATGCGTCATGTTCTGTCCTCAATTCGCGTTATTGTTTGTCTCTCATTGCGTAACTCACGCAATCAATTTCAACCACTTCGTTCTCACCTCTGATCATCCGATCAGCTATGCGTACATCGATTTCCGAAATGTCGTTCATCGACAGGTTGGAAGTGATCACCGTCCACTTGCCCAGCCTCTGATCCAGCATTGAGGCAAGTTGTCTTTGGCTGAACTCTGTAGCGTACTCTGCACCGAGATCGTCTAGGACGAGGAAGTCTGCATCGGCACATGACTGAAAGATGCCGAAGGCTCCGCTCCTCATCTCGTTACACATCCGGCTAAAGCTCTTAAACAGCCCGTGCTTCACCATGTCCACGCCTGCCTTCCTATACCATTGACCCTTGTTCTCCCAAGCCTTCCAGATTCCTTTGGCGAGGTGAGTCTTGCCTGTTCCGGAGTTGCCTATGAGCGATAGCCAGCGAGGGCCAGTTTTCTTGTGAGCCATATCCCTCCCAAACTCGGCGGCTGCCCTCAATGGCTGCATCAGCGCAACATCCATGCAGGGTTGGAAGTCGCTAAAATATTTCGCCCACCTTTTCATTTGATCGTTTGTTAACGGCTCCCGAGTAGTCGGCCTTGGCTTTCGCGTTATACCCGCTGTTATTTGTTTTATTGTTTTTTGTTTTGTTGTCATTGAAGAAAACCCCCGTCCAACCATTGGCTATACTCTTCTCAAGTGCATCGATGACGAGTGCCGAATTGACGATAGCGAGCTTCGACATTAACTTGTCCATCGACAGTTGGGTAATCCGTTTGCCGATCTGCATACGATACTCGATGTACTCGACAAGAGCCTTGAAAACTAGAGGACTGTGTAGCTGTCTCTCCAGCTTGAACCCTATACTCTTATTGTTATTATATTTATATAAATAAAGGGTGTCTTCCGGTTTTGTGAACACCTCCGGAGTAACTCCCGCTTTAAACGCAACTTTCCCTTTAGATTCCTGCTTTTTAGTCTCCTCACCCTTGCTCGGTTTACTCACCGGCAACGCACAGTCTGCTGACCGTGTACCAACAGGGTAACCAGTAGCTGCTACCCACTTAGTCGCAAGCTGCTCACACTCTACTCTCGTCCTGTTCGCAAGAGGTTCATGCTCACACCAATCGCTCAACGTCCTGCATCCTTGTAGGACTGAGCCATGATCCCGCTTGCACCATGCACCCGCTTCGGTGAAGGACATTTCAAGGGTGTTTCTCAAGACATGGTAAACGCAGAATCGGGCCGAAACGTACTCCCTCTTCTTGCAGGGCTTGTATATATCGGCGGCAGTCAGCCCGAAGTGATCAGCTATAATTCCGACCAACTCAGGAACGTCTCGCCGTTTGTTTATTATTGTGAATTTCATTTTTAAGAGTAAGAGCGTGATGCAGTATTAATGCAGCATCGCAGGTTTTAAGTGTTAGTTTTAGGTTGGGGTATAGCTCGTCAGCCTTCGCCTTCAGAGCCCTTTTGTGGGACGCTTTATCCTCCTGCCTTGGTAGGTTCAAGGGCTTCTGCCATGTCTGTGGTCGAACAAGTTCAACCTCCGAATCCATGCCGTGAAGGACTCCGAGAATTATTCCGAAGTTGACTCCGAAGTTGAACATCCTCGAGGAGGGGTGAGCCTTGCCTATATAGCCGCACACTTTTTCAACGTAGGCCACATGAGGGTTAAGGGCCACAAACAATTCGGCTATGTCCTTGGGATCGCGGGGCATCGAAAATGCGTAGAGTTGGCCATCAGTTGACAGGGCGGCTATGCCTCCGTTAACCCCCACATCGACCCCTATAAGTTCGCTCACCATCCTATCTTCTCCCAAACCTTCTTTGTTATAATTACGTCCTGCTCCAAGTAATTCAGAGCAGCCTCTTTGTCGTTCAGCCACTTGGCATAAAAGTCAGCACCATCGCCGGACTTCTCGCCTGCCCCAACGAACTTGGCCAAGCGCGTGAGGGATATGCGTTTCTGGTATTCACCAAGGGAGTAAATGTCCATCGTGTCCACCAATTGCTTGTTCCACTTAATGGGGTTATACATCTCTATTGGGAACACAATGTTATGCCTCATTGAGCGTCTTACGAGGAAGGGCCAGTCAAAGGAATTTGAGTTGTGTCCGACCCATGTTGCCGCTGAAAGTTTGCGGAAGTAATCCCAGAACTCGGTCAGTAAATCCTTCTCGGACTCATTGCCTAAATAGTAAACCTCATCCTCATCGCACAGGCTGTAGCCTATAGCCAGTACCCTGCCCGTCTCAGCGTTAAGTGGAGCCTTGTCAATGTAGTCCCGCTGCTGTTTGGCGAGGTTCTTCTTAATAGCCTCCTCTGACTTATAGGTGCTAGGAGCCTTGAACTTGGGCATCAACTCTTTGATTCGCCCGAGAGGCTCTGGGCCTGTTTCTATATCGAAACAGACCCGAGCCAGACTCGGACTCCCCTGACCCAATGGCCATTCCCTCAAGTTGTCAGAATGGGACTTCATCGGTTTCCTCCTTGACCTCCTTGACTCCATCCCTCTTGGCCTTGGCAGATTCGCGCTTGGCCTCACGTTCCTCAATGGCTTCTGGCGGCCCTTTACTGAACGCGCTGTACTCGGGGGCCGTGTAGCCCTCTCTCTCGGTCAGCAGCGTCCACTCACCGCTGGGCTCAACGTCAACCTTTGATCCCTTCACCGTGTCAACGTATGCATACTCTATAACCTCACCCGACTCGTTGGTGAACGAGTCCTGCTCAACGATGATGGTCGCTGACTGCCCAATGAGTTGGCTCAGATCGTAGTCCTTCTCCTTCGTGAACCCGTCACCAATCCAGCCTGCTATTAATTTAAACAGGTTGGACTTCCTCGCTCCACCGCTAATGACAGCGTTTTGCCTGTAAGACTTTACGAGGTAATGCTTCCCGTCCACCTCGGCCTCAAAAAAGAATTTAATAAAACCCTTCCAGCCGTGCTTGGTTTTCAACCAACCCATGTCCTCCACATCCACACACACCGCTTGGTGAATGTCGGCGGGGCATGGAACCCTCTTTTCCCTGTTCTCGTTTATTTCTGATTTGATGTTTACTGCTAGTTTCATTTTGTTATGTTCTGTCTCGCGTAGTTCTGTCCAAGCAGCGGGGGTACGCCGGAGCTACTTGCTCTGCCCCGCTGCAATTTTTTCCTTCTTGCTGTTACCAAATTCCGGCAACCCAATAATAGCCCGTTCCAGAATGTCGGTCATATTGGTCTGCCGCAGTTTAGCAATTCGTTTTAACTTTATAATATGCTCCGCAGAGAAGCGAAATGAGCATAGCGTTTTGTTCTGTGTCATGTCTGTCCATCCACCCTCCTTTGGGTGAAAAGCAAGACGCTACACTACCTGTATATACCTTTGCAATGCTTTTACTGTGAATATAAAAAAAAAAGTTCAGCGTAACCTGTTGCAGGCCAGCGAAAAGCATCAATTCTTGTTCATCGAAAAATGTCATTGTTGCAACTTTTCTTAAAAAATGGCTTGCCTTGTACATACGAGTGCTGCATATTTTGCTCCGCGATGCCAAGCGAGCGCAAAACACCAATAGGGTTACGCCTTGAACCGGAAGTTATGAAGGTGCTGAATAAAGCCGCCTTGGCATCTGGGCGCAGTAAGACGGCGGTGATCGAGGAGTGTGTGAAGCGGTACGCCTCGCGGTTTGTTAAGGAGAATCTTGAGGCCCAGCAGAAGTTGTTTGATGACTATCTTTCAGATGCTTCGCCACACAAAAAGAAACCAACTCGTCGCGGCTGATCCCTTTCATTCTTAGGAACTCCTCGAAAATCGAGCAGTCCTCAAAGCACCCTGCTGCCCCATCTTCGGCGCAGCCCCCTTCACTACAGGTATCTCCTTGTCGCATTGCTTGAAGAGGCGTATTAACAAGCGACTCTAAACCCTTCAAGTTTTTTTCGGAAAACATATTCACAGGGAAAGACTATCCCCGTCTATGGGACATTGGCTGTCCTACCACTAAAAAAGCACCCCCAAAATTAATTTGCAATATTGGTATATACGGGGTTGACTTGATGTCTACTCGTATGTACATTAGTTGCTCCCCGAGGTAGGGGAGCGGACAGAACAATGAAAAACATATTCGTAAACAAAGCTACGCGAGAAGCAAAATTCAAATGCTGGCATTGTGAGGAAGACAGACCAGCAAACACCAAGCGGCATTGGGGGGAGTGGTGCGTCTGCCCTAAATGCGAGCGGGGATTGTTTATGGAGGACGTAATGAACAGCAAATATAAATCGTAGATCAAACAAAAAGGACAGAAATGAAATACACAACAGTAACAT